GCCGCGATTGTAGTTCATTAGCTATCACCCTTGTGTTCGTGGCCCATCCAAATACCAAATACGCCAGTCATAACGCCCATTACTACAGACACGAAAGCTGACTGTGCGCCTGTTGGCTCTGGTATAGCCATGAACCACTCAGCGCAACGCCACGACATGATTGTACTGGCTAGCATCATGAAGCGTGGGAGTATCTTCCACTTGAGAAAGGTTTCAACGCTCATTACTTCTTTCCAAACATCTTGGTTGCGCCACGCATACCTAGTGACGCTGCCACAATGAGGCCCAAGCTGTACTGATACCACTCCGGCATCGCCTGTAAAGCTGTGAAGCCTTCTTGCACAATTTCTCTACCCCAGTCACCACAAAAGGCCAGTATGAGAGGTACAGAGAATAAAACTGTAATCCACTCATCTTTCCAAGAGTGCTTACTTCCTTCAGCCATAGCCAAATCCCAGTCGATTTCGCCAGTAGCTTTCTTTTCCATGATGACAGCTTCAGCTTTAGCTCTTGCAACTTTAGCTCCTGTTTCTGCTTTTGTCTTTTCTACTTTACCTTCAAGCCACGTACTGGCTATAGAAGATATGGGTCCTATGAGTGCAGCTAGCATTTCCATCTCTTTCTTGCTTGACGTAAACGACTGTTGGGGTCTTTTGCAGCACCGGGAAACTTCTTCATCTGCCCTGCTGACCTAGCACAAAAAGATTTACGGCGTTTAGCCGCTGTACTTCCGGGCTTAACTTTGCCTGTAACTGCTGTCTTCAGTTTAGAACCGGGATTCTTTTTCTTATATTCTTTAACGCCTTTTGCAGTCATACCTGCGCCAGACTTAGTAGGGCGGTAGTTAGCACCCTTTCCTTTAGTTGTTTTCTTTATAGGTGTTTCTTTTTTACGGGGCATTATAGTGCGCTTTCACACTCATAGCTAACAGATTCATAAGGGGGTGGTATTAGCAACTGCGTAGAATGATACATTTCTACTGCTCTTTTTACACACTCTCCTCTTGTGTCGTAGGGACCACGGATGTCTTCTATTTCTAGACACTCTGTGCTACCTAGTAGCGAACTACATATAAAGAGTATTGCTTTGAACATTGGGGGTATATCCCTGCAGAGGATAGCTGCTTATATCATGAAATTAAAAAGTCGTCAAGGGGGAAAGTTGCCCCTCCCCCTCAACTAAGTTGTTTAGGCGAATGATGCCGCTGTACCAGCAGCGTTCATTGGCACCATTACAGCAAACACACGGACTTTACCGTCCATGATTGCAGTAATAGCTTTCACGTCGATGACATCAGCAGCTAAGTAGAACTTAGAAGCTGCGCCAGTTTCCTGAATGCCAACAGCACCGTCTGCGTCTAGGTCGGTGACCCATGTGTCAGCGGCTGTTCCGTCTCCAACGTCGATTGTACCAGCGTTAGAGCTTGCTGTTACGAGTTCAATACCCACGCACAAAACGAGTGTGTTAGCAGGAACCTGAAGAGCATCAATGTCTTCGTCGACACCTAGATTAGTCGTTGAAAAATCTAGCACGACTTCTTGCATGTAAGGCTTTGCGCCCGCAGCAACAGCAATACCGTTATCGGTAACTGAGTAAGTAGCCATTAGTTATTCTCCCTTACTAATCTAAGCTAACAACGCCACGAACGATTGCTTCTGGGCGAAGGACTTGCCGTCCAAACACATGAAGACCACGAATGATGTCGCTGAAAGTTTCGGTTGAACGGACAACTTCTGTTTTCGCAATGTGCGAAGCAGTAGCTGTTGCAGACATGTGACCGCCGAGAATAACATTCTCTGTGCCATCTGTTGCGAGGCCAGAAAGAGTTACTTGGTCGATTGCACCGCTAGAAACGAGTGCAGTTGACTTGTAACACTGGAAGCCAGCGATGTTGCCTAGTGTCACCAGACCGTTACGCAGTGGAGAAGTCGCATCGCCAGTTACCTGAACTTCTGCGAACTTGGCTCCTGCTGAGAACAGGTGCTTGTAGAAAGCTGGTGGTGCAACGAACCAACGGTTCTCTTCTGGAACTGACTGGTCATCAAGTGACTGTGCCATTGCCAGCATGGTATTAACCGCTAGGTCACCGGGGCTAGTAGCACCGCCGATGTTTAAAGCTGAACCAAGAGTACCGATGCTGCCGATTTGAGCCACAGAAGCACCTGATTCGCCGGTTAGACCAGCAGAGGTTGCCATGAGGTCAAGAACGTTAGCGTCGTACTTACGCTTCAGGGAGTATGCACCTGAAGACGTAGCCAATGCTTCGAAGTTGACGTGTGACTGACGCTCTTCAATGTCGTCAATCTTAAACGCAAATGCGTTTGCTTGGTCAACAACCATAGTAATCTGGTCATCAGCGAGGTCTTGTGGGTTTACCACAGAACCGCGTGAGTATGCAGATACAGTAATTGTTGGTTCTTTAATGATACGTACTGTATCACCGAAGTTTTCAATTTCGCCAGCGTAGTCGGTGTTAGTAATATCTTCTGCAACCGAAGCACGACGGAAGAACTTGAGAACTTTTTGACTGAAAATTTCAGGTGTGAAATTCCCAGACGGCAGGTTATTGTAACCTGATGCGCTATCAAAAGCCATTAGTTCAATCCCTTCCTTGAGGATTAAGAGTTGTAATCAATTCGCCCTTCTGCCCTTGCAGAGTCGATTTCGCCTTCCAGCTTTTCGAACTCCCAAGGTTTCATCTTGGCGATGTGTGAAGCCTTGAAAACTCTTTTGCCCCCGTCGGGGTCGGTAGAGATTTTCTTGGCAGGGGTTTTTGTTACAGCGTCTGCTGCACTTTCCTGCCGTTTAGACTTCGTAGGTTTGTTAAGACCAGTATCGGCCTTATACAGGTCCACTACACGAGCCGCCCACCGTGAGTCGGTATTGTTTTTGTAAATACCATCTGCTAGTGTTTGTGGCTGCTCTTCGAGCCATTTCAAGAACTCATCTGTAGTCTTGATTTCATCGAAGTCAGGATGCAATCTAAGCAGTTCTTCGTACGCTTTCTGCTTTTCTAGTTGCTGTTCCCGTTCTTTGATGGTACCAATTTCTTCTCGGAGCTTTGACACCTGAGATTCTGTCTGCATAGATGAGACAGTTTGAACCACTTCAAATACGTCAGGGTAACGTTCCTTAAACTCTTCGAGTTCTTCTTGAGTTCTTGGTGGTGTTACACCCCTTGGCATTTCAACAGCACGGTCATTCATGGCTTTGCGGAGACCATCAATCTCCCCTTTAAACTCATTGACCTTACTATCGTAGTGCTTCTTTAGGTCGTCATACCGTTTTTTGTAGTCGTGTTCCGATTCCTTTGTTTCCTTTTGGGGAACGAAACTATCGTCACTCTGAGTAGCCGCTTCTGCGGGGTCAGCTTCTTGGGTTTCTTCAGACGCTTCTAATTGGTCTTCTTCGTCTTCGTAAACTTCATCACGATATTTTCCACGATACAAGTTACCGGCGTTAGTTACTCCGAAGGAGTCATTTGGTTTGTTGGCTCTGTGGCCTTTTGCTTTTGCCATTTTTTACCTCATAATGCGGGGCTACTTGGCGTGTAGGTAGCCGCTTCGGTTATGTCAGGGCCGCAGTATTGCGGGTAGCTGACTAATATTACTCTGGTGCCTTGTAGAACTCGTGTTCTCCAATGGTCTGCACCAAAGTTAAATTGTTTCGCATCCACTGATTAGGAGCGTCTTTTCTTGTGTACCACATTACGTCGGGAGATACTGCTGGGTCTGACTCCATCTCTCCTGCTAGCAAATCTTGGGCAACGGCGGTTGCTCTGGCTAGTCCTTTTTCGTAGTTGGCTCTATTTGTTTTGAAATTTTCTTTTAGTCCCTTATTACGCTTGACATCCATGCCGACGTACTCAAAGGCACCTTTAGGTAGTCTCTTTAGAAGAACGTCTCTAAGACTCTTCTGTTTTTTAAACTCTGGCTCGTTTGAATTTCTGCGGTGTATGGCGGTTTGACCTACAGCATACATCGCTTCTTCTGGGTCCGTGGACGACTTAGTTTCTGCCATAATCATATGGGCTAGTAGCTGTTCGTCGGTCATCTTGTTGTACAGCTTTTTGTTTTGTGTACGAGTGACTGGACCCTTGTAGTGCTGTTCTAGCTTTGATACAAAGTCTAGAGGGGCTTGTGAAGCTGTTTCAGGAATGTCATCGCCTATGTCGCCTTCGTACTCTGTGCCTGCTTGTACAGGTTGAGGTCCTACAGGTGTTACGGGTACTGTAGCAAAGCCTTGCGGGGGTGCTTCTTCTTCGTTAGATGAGAATGGGTTGATGCTGTCAAGAAAACCGAGGAACCCGCCCTCTGCTTTGGCCTGTACAGATTCTATATCCGGGTATTCGTTTTCATACTCAGGAAATACCACACGTTTTCTACCAGCCATATCAGGGTACTTTTTCAGCATTGCCTCGATTATGGGTTTTTCTGCGTTATTTCTCAGGTAATCGTAAAAGTGATTAGCATAGTTGTCTACCGTCATCTCTGTAGTTGCCTTGGATTTCGGCAGTAACCCACCTACAACTTCATACGCGATAGACTTGGCTCTCATTTCTTCTGCGTAGGCTTCTTCATTCCTGTTAAAAGTTCGTTCAAAGTCCTTTTCTAGGGGGCCTCTTTTAGATTGGTTATACCTATATGTGGGAGAAGACTTTTCTAATTCGTCCGTAAAGCTGGGGCCTTCTGAATCGAAGTATTCTGTATGCGCCATCTCTTCTGCTAAAGCAAACAGGTTAAATAGAGTCGGGGTTTTAGGAACATTCATCTCTCCCGGACCTGCAGACCAACTCCCTGTAATAGGTTGTGTTCCCGGATTTAAACGGGCTATGTCTTCAAAGTATTTTTGTTCTTCGGGACCGGGGTATTCAGAGGTAACGTCTATTCCTCTGTCTTCTGCTACTTTAAATATAGCCTCCATCTTGCGACGTACTTCGTCTACAATTATCTTATCTTCGTAGTTTTCAGAACTGTTAGCCATGCCGCCATTAGCAAGCCCGATAAACCCACCCTGTGCAGCCATCTGCTGACCATTCTCTTGGATGCGCTCTTGGGTTTCCGGCTTACCCCGATTGTTTATCTTGGTAAGGCGGTCTTCACCGATGATTTTGACGAGATGGGGTGCAACCGTCACTTCTCCTTGTGATAGGGCTACATCTATTAGTTTAGCACTTCGTTCGGGATTGTCAACTGTTATTCCGCGTCTAACCGCTTCTTTTTGTGCGTCTTTGAGCATCTTCATGACATCAGACTCACCTGCGAACTCAACAGCGGCTGCATTGATGATGAATGTACCCTCTTCTTTTTGGGTGTTCACGTTGTCTGCAACTGACTCTGCTTCGGATACTTGGCTAGGTGGCGCACCGATAAATCCAGAGGGTGCCATGCCTGCTGCCATCTGTCCACCTGCAGCCATGCCGATGCGACCGCCTTGGGCCATACCACCCCAACCTGAACCTGCAGACTGGTCGCCTTGACCGCCTGTAGCTTCACCTGCTGCTCCGCCGTCCTGACCACTTTCACCCGGACTATCATCCGCGTATGATGGTCCCTTATTTTGATTTGTTCTATTCCACGCATCTTGCGCTTCTTTTTGTCTTTGAGCTATTGCGTCTTGCGCCGCTCTGTCTTCATCCGCTCTTCGCTGGTCGGCTACTTGTTTAGCAGCGTCAGCTTGGGCTTTGTTCATAAGGCCCGAAACAGTACCCTTACCGTTTCTAGCATCCTGTAGAATACTCTTAACTTTGTTCAGGTCTGATATGCCGTACTTATCTCCTAAAGCCTTTGCATCTTTCTCCATGCCATACCGAGCAGTAACACCTGTAGGTGTCATATACGTACCGTTGTCTTTGTAGTACCCACCCGTGCTTAACCTGCCGGAGTTGTAACCCTCAGATTCTAAGGTTCGGCCTGTTTCAGTTATTGTGTTGTATCCAGATGGTACAAACCCTTTTTGTAGGGCTTCCATAGTTTTGACTTGATTGAAGGATAAGCCCTGCATGTTTCCAGTATACGCGCCAGTTCCAACACGACGAGTAATACCCATGCCGTTGCCGAACACCATCTGAAAACCTTCGGGACCCGGACGCTCATAAGGGTCTGCCAAAGCTCTGTTAGCCGCCGCAGCTGCTCTGTTTTCTTCAATGTCAGCGTACTGACGAGAATGCAGCAAGTCACTGACCACTTTAAACGCACCACTACCAGATGCTGTCATATTGCCAAATGCGTTGCGGCTACTTCCGCCAAATAGCGCACCACCTATTAAAGCTCCGGGAAGACCACCCACCATAGACATAGCACCTTTGAAAGCTTCCGGTGCCTTCTTTGACGCTCTTTCTTTAAACTTATCGTACCCACCCGTGAAGATACCTGCTGTCTCTTGAACTTGTGTTGCAGCTTGTCCCGGTAAGCCTGTTACTTTTTGCTCGGCTTGTTTTCCTAGAGCTTCAAAGTTCAAGCCAGAAAGATTGCCTTCGACTAAAGGCTCATACATGCCTTGGACTAAACTAACTCTATCTGCAGTTCCTTCTTTCTTTTGATACTCTCCGTAAGACGCATAGCTATCACCCTTCGCAAAAGCGTCTTCACCAAACTTAATATCTCCAAACGAAGACTGTCCACCAGACAATGCTCTTTCGAGGTCGGCAACAACATTGGCTTCACTATCTTCTCTTCCATCACTGCTATCTTGAGTCATCCCCTTCAGTTGGATGTCTTCCCCTACTTCGGGTGCAGTTGGGTCGATACCTGTTTCTTCTGACAGGCTGGGTATGTCCAGTGACTGGCTATAAAAATCAACAAACTGGGAACCATACTGGTCTGCAGACAAGGTTTCTTGACCCGTGTACCTAAAACCAGACGTGTCTGTAGGGTCGTCGTATTCGATACGTGGACCTACCCCAATGTCAATTCTATCAACCATTCTTTATTACCGCCTCGTGATTACTCTTCAGCTTGAGGAGCGTTTCCAGTAAAGCCAGCTTCCCCTGCGCCCGGAGCAGTTCCGACTCCGATTGTGCCGTTACCACGCCCTGAATCGTCAGTTCCCGGAGGTCCTTGAGGTACTCCTTCAGGGCTTCCCATTCCTTGCCCTGCACCAGCGGGGCCAGCCTCTGCGCTTGCTGTTTGTTGAGCATTTGCCATCATCCCTTGTAACATCTTTGCATACAGTTGAGCTTCGTTTTGGTCGTTCACTAGACTATCGGGGTCGATGTCTTGTGATATAGCCAGTTCACGCATCAGGTTTGGTATCTTGATGAATGGTGCCAACATAGGGTTGGCGACTGTTTGTAGAAGCGTTGTCAGCCTCTGGCTACGAACTTCTTTCTGCATTACGGCTGCAACACCGCGTGGTTTGATTTCTAGGTCACCCTCGATGTCAGGGGAGTCTTCGTTAAATTGCATGTTCCACTGGAAGTATGCTTCACCAAGTGGCTTTAGCAGCATGTCGTCAATGTTCTTTACGACTGTCTTCATTGCCAGACCAGCAGAACCCATGAGCATGGATAATCCTGCCGCTGTGCGGCCCGTACCACTAACGCCCGTTTGACCGTGCATAATGGATGGGATACCAGTTTCTTCGTCAGCCAACTGGCGGCTAATCTGATACATTTGTAGGTTTTCACCAGCCGTGTTAGGAAACTTCAAGCCGTTAATAGCCGTTCCTGTAACACCTGATTGGCGACGGAATATCTTTCCGGGGAAGATGTCCATGTTTTGGCCCGGTACAAGGCTCGCCTCGTCCACGTCAAACACCAAGTTGCCTGCTAGAGCTAGGTTATCAATAGCCATGCGTACATGACCGTTCATGAGCTTCTGAGCGTCTTCCATGTTCTCTGCTACACCGACACCCCATAGCTGGTACGGGTTGACTTCGTAAGGGAACACTTGATATGGAATACGGGCTGGTGTAAAAGGGTTAAGAACACAACGAAGTATCATGTTTCCACAAACCCAGACGTTTACCTGTAGTTCATCAAATTCCGACATCATGCTTGCTTCTGCAAATCCGGCTTTTTGTGCTAGGCTAGAATCTAGTACACCCCAGTATTCAAGAACCTCAAACCGGTTTTCAGATACGTATGGCTCTGTTTCATCTTCACGAATTGTATCTTCGTAGTATTTGTCCTGATAGTTAGGACCTTTTGATAGACACTCTTCGATAGCTTCCGAAATAAAGTAAGGACGCTTGATTAGTGCGCGAAGCTGTTGGCGATTAAACCTGTGACGCTCTATAACGTATTCACAGTCTTCTATGCTGGTAGCAGATGGGTCTGGGTGGAAGTCCCACGAAGACACCATTTCGATTTTAGGTACAACCTTTTCGTAGGGCTGGTATTCCCGATTACCCTCGTCGTCACGGCCCCACTTGTGGACACGCTTATGAAAGTTAAAAGGCCCTTTGACAATTCCTGTGCCAAGAAGGGACGATTCAAATATAGCGTTTCGGAAAACGTTTACTGCGTTGGTATCTAATAACTGGTCATGGATAAGTTTTTCCATGTTCATCGCTGCAATTTGTGCTGGGCTAATCTGTGGTTCACCCATCTTTGCAGGACCTTCAGCGAGTGGCAAGCTGCCATACTCTCCTTGAAGCCCACCAAGAAACTTACCAGATGCTTCAGCACCTAACGCTCCGGGTGGTAGGTCACGTCCGTCACCGGCAAACCCATACGGGTCTTCCGTTTGGTCTAGCGGTGTCTCCATGTGTGCAAACTCCGCAATCCCTTCAGGAACAGGAGTGTGCTGCACAACTAGCGGAAACTTCTTGTTGGCAAACAGGATATCCACAATCTGACCGTAAGCAGCCAGAACTTTAGTCTTGGTGATTCTAACGAACACCTTAGACCGTTCTGATTCACGGTAAACTGTAGAAGAGTCGTAAACACCACGAAAGTTCTTGTAGGCTTGTAACCAACGCTGCTCGTGAGAGTAACGTCCGTTCTCAGCTTCTTCGAACTTTTGTTTTACGTATCCTGCTAGACCGGGAAAAGTTTCATCCGCGTCGTACAGTGGAATGGTCGTGTCATCTTCAGGTTGAAGGAAGTTATCGTCTGCCATAATTTAGTAATCGCGTTCTTCAGCCATTTTCATTACAGAAGGGTCTACTGCACCCTTGGTCGCTGCCTTTGGCATGTCTTCAGTCAAAGAGTCTGTCTTGGCACGAGTGTCAAATTCTAAACCTTCACGGTAAAGAGTCTTTGACCCCATCTCGTCGTCAACAGATGTCTTGTCTGAGTTCATGATGTAGGATGCGCCATAATTGTAATTATTATTAGGCATGGTTATCTCCCATTATCTAGTTAAAAAGCCTTGGTCTTGTTCAGTGGCAGGAGCGGCTTCAGGTCCCCTGTCAATATCTACGAAGCCTGTGTCACGAACTGCTTCCATAGGGTAACCCCTGTCTTGGTCGGTCAGTTCGCCGCTGGCTAATTCTGTGGGTTGCATCGCCATGCTGACGGCTGCCGCTGGACCCATACCGAGACCGCGCTCAAGTAAAACTTCTTTGCCGATTTCAGCGGCGGTAGCAACAGGTTCCCTGATGAACTGGGAGGCTAAGTCAACAGCCACGCCAACCCCTAAAGTTTTTGCAGCTTTGCCAAGAAACTTGTTGATATCAAAACCACCCTTGTTTAACTTTTCCTGTAGTTCAGGGGACAAGTCCTCAAAGGATGTGGGTTCTGGGTTTTCTAAGGTAGGTGCAGATGCTAGTTTTGCAGCCTGTCTACCCTTAATCTTAGCTTCTTCTATAGCGCGGGACTTATCTTCAGCTTCTTGAATTTGTTGAGGGGTGATAGCCGCTAGGGTAGAAGTTCGTTTTGCTTCTGCCTCGGCTGCCGCTGCCGCTGCTTGACTTTGTTTGGCACGTTCTTCTGCTAATATGGTTGTTTGCTGCTCAGAAGCAAGGGCTTCTTTTTGTTCGTCAGTTAAAAGGTCTAGATTGACACGGCCTGTCTGTGTGCTACCGAACTCACCACCCGCAAAGTCTACGGGACTTTCAATCAGGGCAGGCAGGTCTTTTTGGGGTACAAAGCCAGCGTAGTTCTTTTTTAAGATAGACGGGTTTACGTGGCCCATCATACCTTCAACGAAGTTTTCGTTTACGTTGTATTGCTCTAACATGAAACGAGGTACGATGGAGCGGATAACAGAGGGTGTGGTTACAGGCTCGTAATTGCGAACTAGCTCGCCAGCAGGAGAACGACTTTTTATTTCTTTTGCTGGAAGTATGTTAGCAAAAGGCTGAAGACGAGTTCCAATGTGCTTGTTGAAAGCGTCCGTGAAGTCTCCGTCTGTAACGTCAAACAGATAATCGGATGTGCTTGTATCGTAGTTCTGTTTTAAAAGACGGCCTAGACGTGAATTAGTATCAAAAGAAAGTTCAGGGCGACCCTTGTGGTCTTTCTTTGTTGTTACTTTGCCTTTTACTGTTATGGTATCACCCACAATAGTAACGTCTGACTTTTTAAGACCTAACAGTTGTTCAGGACGATTTGCTGTAGCTTTGTGGTATTCTAATAGGTCTGATGTAGGCTGACCGTACTCGGCTGCAACAAGAGGAGTTGCTTCTGCGTATATCTTATCTAGCTCTTCTTTAGGAAGAAGACCTTGCATCGGACGTTCGCCAGCTAAACCTGTGCGTTGTGTTCCTGCTAAACCTTTTGCACCAGCTAGTTGCGGGTACATAATCTCGTCAACACCCTCGGCTACTGTCTCCATAGCGGCTGTAGCACCGTAACGCTCCATCACGGGGCGTACCAATGCTTCTAGTGTTTGGAGATTGTAAGCTCTGTTCTTAGCGTCGGGGCTACCTTCGACAGTAAACAGCTTGATTACGTCAGCTTGCTTGAGGTCTTTGTAGGGGGTACTCAGGTCAATACCTAATGTTTTAGCACCAGACTTAATAGGGTTGATGCGCTTCTTTTGCTTTTCGTCAGCCTTAGACATGGCAAAATCCCACGCCTCGCCAAGCGTGAGAGTACCGTCTTTTGCTTTTTTACCTAATTCTATATCCGTGAGTGCCATCTAGTATCCGAATGTCCCATCAAAGGGTTGGAAGGCTTGGTCTTTTATGCCTTGCAATGATTTATGAATTGATGTATAACCACTTGTACGAGTCATAACCATATAACGGAGCGCATCGTATGCGTGGTCTTCTGCTTTTGTATCTACGTCTTCACTATTGGTTTTGGACAGCGGAATACCTGACATCTGTGCGACAGTGTGTTTACAGGTTGCGAAGATTCGTAAACGCGGTTCTTTGGTATATGGGTCGTCCGATAGTCTTCTATGGAGTTCCATCTTTCCTTGCAGTCTATTACGGTCAGATGGTGTCCACCGAACACCTGCTCTCATCATGGTTTCTGCGATAGATGGTCCGAAGCCTGTTTTGTTCCAACAGGAGGCATCAAGGACGTTGTAGTGGGGTAGAGGGTCTAACTCCTCCATTTCTAGTATTTTATCAGCTAACTGCTCTGCTGTCAAGTGTTTAGCGTATAACTCTTTATATACCCATATATTGTTGTCCCAGTCGATTGCACCCCACAGGACGCAAGAGGGAGAGGCGTAGCCGTAATCCGCAGCACGAATGCGGGGCCAGTTGGTTGGCATCTCGAAAGGTTCGACGACGTGCCTAGAGCGAGAGAACTCAGGGAAGGCTGCGCCCTCTGCTACATCCCAGTCTCCATCAAGTAATCTGCGACGTTCTACGTCAGGTAACGAACGAAGCATCGCTTCATACTGTCCGTCAGCCATAAGGTAAGGGTTGTCGGTTAGTCTAGCCGGTACAAACTTCCTATAGAAAAGAGGCTGTCCTGCTCTTGTAGGATGTGCGTCAGGCCAAAGAAACGCTTTGCCCGTCTCTGGGTCGTACGCCGGAAAAGCCTTGTTAGACTCGTGCTTCTCAATGTACATCTTTTTAACCCACCAGCCACCAACGCCACCGGGGTTAGCAGTGCATCGCATACAGAGGTTTTTCTGTAGTTCTGGGTCTGTCGAGCGAAGACGTGAACGCAAATAATCCCAAACATAGCTACTCGGATACTGGGTGATTTCATCAACGCCTATCCAGTTGAACGCCTGACCTTGGAAACGAGTTACGTCTTTGTCGCGGTCTAGATAGGTGAACCACATGGTTGCCCCAGAAGGGAAGACCCAAGTGGATTTAGATTCCCGATATACGGCTCCGGGAAATGCCTTTGGATAAAGCTGCTTGGACTTGTCGATTAGTTCTGTTAGTTCGTCAAGAGTCCGGCGAAGAAGCAACCCACGATGGTTAGCATTATGGCAGTATCGTAAGGGGTCGGCAAGAAGTGCGAAACTTTTACCGCCACCCGCTGCGCCGCCATACAGAACATCTTGTTCAGGTGCTGACAAGAAGTCTTCTTGAGGACCGTCGTTAGGTTTGAATATAACAGGGGTATCATCAATTATTTCCTTGACCGTTGCCGGGAGATTGGATACGTCATCCATATCTACAACCCGCGAACCCGTGCCGTTGATTGCGGTCTCTACCTTCTTGGCACTCTTCTTTAGCTTACGTGCGTAGCTGGCTTTATCTTGAGCTTTTTGTTGGTGCTTCTCTTTAGCTTTTTCAGCTTTGCGAACACGAGCCTGTAGCGCACGTCTGGCTCTTTCAGCGCGAGAAAGATTGTAAGTTGCCTTTGGCGCATTGGGGTCCTT